AAATCTATTTGTTTGGGTTGAATTAACTCTGCCATTTGTATCCGTTATGTCTTATTGTTGTGTATAAATATCTATTGTTCAAATTTACCTTTAACATAAATATTTGTCTTATCTTTGTTAGTTGAGTCAATTCCAATAAATTCATTTATTATTAAATTAGTACCCGTTGATGTTTGTTCCAATGATAAATATGTTGGAGCCTTTACACCATTTACATAAACATGAAAATCGGAAGTTGATATGTTAGTTGCACCCTGTAAATAAACATTATTAAAAATTAATTTAATTCGTGCATCATCCAATATTTCAATTAAATCAGGTTGTCTAAAAATCCAGTTTGCCGTAATGTCCATTATTGAATCTCTAAATCCCAATACCAAATCTTTTTCATTTCTTTTTATTGTGTTGGTGTTTGGATTTGTACGATTTTTTGAATTAAATGTTTTTCTAATTCTACTATCAAATGATGTTTCATAATCATAATTTTGTAATGATGTAAAACTTCCTGAAAATAGTTGATTTTGTTCGGTTAAATCTTTTACCAATTTATCAGCAAAAGTTGCACCTTCAATTTTATTGATGTTTGTTTTAGGTACAACCCTATTTAATTTTTTAGTATTTGAATTGAATATTTTCATTATCCTCTAAATTCTATATCTGATGAAACGTGAACTTTATCTGTATTATTTAAAACATATGGAAAGTTTGATTTTTTAAATTTTATATTAAGGCCGTCACTTATTTCTTCAATATCATAATCCACCGGACTTATAATAATAGAATTTATATAAACATAAATCCTATTTTCATTTTTTATTCTTTGTATTTCTCTCAAATATAATTTAAAGAACCAATTTTTTGCAACAAAAGTATAATAGATATCATCAACACTCTTAAATGTACAAAGGGCCTGATTATCCGTATTATACACATTAACCATATCTAAAAATGAATTCTTCATTATAGATTTAAAAATTTACCAATTATTGCAACTTCATAACCGGTTGTTTGTACATTATAACTCAAAACGGATGGATTAAATGTTATTGTTAAATTATTTCCATTTATAGTTTTTGTATACGCACCAACTTCTTCATAAACTCTAAGGCCATTTATATAAACTTTAAGATTATCATTATTATTAATAGTTGATGATAAAATAGAAGGTACGGATATCATTTTTATATTACTACCTGTAAAGTTATTTATTGAGAGTGGTGTTAGTATTTTAGAATTATTTAAGTTTAACCAATCTATCACATCTTTATTATCATAATATGGAGATGATTTTGTTAACAATCCTTCCAATCTACCATTACCCGTTACATCCGTTTCTGTTGCGATTATAACTCTTTTAACAGACATTGATTTTTTTGTAGTATTTTCTCCATCAAATTTTTCTGGAAGTAAATATGCCTTAACATTAAAACTAAATTCTACTCTATTGATTCTTTCCGTTCCATCACCAACTTCATTTATTACATTAAAATCAGATACAGATGTTCTAAATTTAAATCCATCTTTATCTCCCCAATAAGATGAAACAAAATTTAAAGATTCTATTACTTGGTTTAATTGTTCCGTAAATGATGTCCAACACATACACTCATATGTTACATCTACATAGTCTGGCATTGTTATTTTATATATTTCCTGTTTTGGTTTTACACTATTACCAAATAAAGAAAATCTATCGTATCTATTATCTTTTGAATATTTTGTAACACCCGAATACGATACATGTCTATTTAACATCGGCATTGATTCGTCTTTTGCTATTGATGTTCTCCTAATCATAAACATTGGTAATTGTATTTTACCTTTATTATCTCTATAAACACCTTGTCTTCTTGCACCTACCCATCTTTCCGAATTACCATATATGACAGGAATTTTTAAAGCCTTACCATTTTCTTCTAATTGTGGTAAGACGGTATCCTCCAAATATGACATCATTGCATAGTCAATATCAAACAGAGTTACACTTTGTTTCAAATCTCCTTTAGTTGCCTTTATTTGACTTGCTCTATTTTTAATTTCTCTTATTGGATTTACAGACATAGTATTATTTAATTCTTTCTTCTATATTCAAATTTGATTTTGTAACCATAAATGTTTCACAAACTATACTCCAGTTATTTGCCGGTTGGCCGCCAATCATTTGTATTTCATTTGTATTATCTATTTCATAATAAGATGTGTCAAAAAATATTATGTCACCCACTTCAGGATAAACACCCCTTTCTTCACACATCAATCTATCAAATTTAAATGTTATATTTTGTTGCATGTCTGGACCAAATCCTTCATATACAACATCTTCTGGACTTTTTGATATTAATGTATAAAATTCAACACCCGGATACCAAGTTTTATTTGTTGACTCACCATACAAATTTACTTTTGTTTCATTCAAATTTACTTTAAATAAAACAATTGCTGTTTGTATAACATCGTCTACCAATTCTCTGGCAATACTATGAAATAAATTTAAATCTCTAGCTTGTAAAAATTTTGGCATATTATCCTACATATAATTTTAAAGGAACTTTTCTTAACATTTCTTGATGATGATTTGATTCATGTGTTTTGTTTTCCATCACATTCTTTCTACTCATCTCTTCCAAATTTTCTCTCAATTGTTTTACCAATTCATCTTTTTCAACTTGTGCTTCTGCTCTTAATGCTGCACCATCTAAACTTACTTCACCATCTGGAATTGGAATAGAGTTGTATTTTTCTCTGATTGCTCCTAATAATTCTTTAGATAATGCCAATGTATATTTTCTAATCCATTGTTTACCCACATCATTTATATTTGAATACTGAATAAAATCATATGGAATATCGGAATAATCAGAAAGTGAATCCGATTGAATAGTTTGTGAATCATGTTCAAATTCATCTCTACTTATATAATCAAAATATATTCTACTTAGTGTTCCTGTTGGTATTGGAAATATTTCTAATTTATTATCTACTATATTAAAACTAAATGTTGATTTTCTAATATGGTCATTAAATTCAATTTGTTGCATTCTTAACACATCCTCATATAAAGGCATCATTAAGAATTGTGCAGCTGGTGAAAATTGTCCAAATCCTAATTCACTCATTAGGTTTAGTGTACCTTGAGCTCCAACTGAATACGGATCAAAGAAACGAGCTATTGCAGGTGTTGCTTCGTAAAATACTTTAGTTACATCTACAGTAGAACCACTTGTATATAGTGTTGCAAAAGATGATGATGTTTCGGTATCTATTGCAGCGGCCATTAAATCGTATTTTTGTTTTCCGTTTGTCAATTCAATGTATGCCTTTCTAATAGCGGTTGCACCACCAACCCCGGCCATTGTTCCATATTGTTGAGACATACGAACTGTGGTAGGTAAATATGAACCATCCACTAATGTTTGTGAATAATTACTTCTACCACCAAATTCTACCTTCTTTTGTCCTCTTAAAATATCTAAATTGTTTCTAAGATTAAATTGATTTACTTGTGCAGAATATTCTGAAACAGATTCTTCAAAACAAGTAAATATTTGTTCATTATCTAATTCAATATTGACAATTGGATAACCCAATCTTTTTGCCACCCATGTAGCTGTTTTTGGTGCGTGGTCTCTAAATTCATTATCAGAATCATATATACCAAATGGTGTAGATGAACCTGAGATAAATGAACCGGATGTTGAACCTGACCAATAAGTGTTTACAGACATATATAAAAAGTTATAGTTTTACTACTATAAATATAAGAATAAAAAAAGAGGAGACATTTCTGTCCCCTCTTTCTTTTTATTGTAAGTTTATTACTTATCTAATCTACTCAAAGATTATAAAGTGTTCAAACCATCAACGATAATCTTACCGTAAAATTCTGGTCTTACGATTTTCTTAGCGTATCTAGTCATAACACCTCTTCTTGGAGTGAAGTTAGTTGGGTCATAAACTAATGGAGTCATAATCAATGGTACATATGGTGCGTAAACTGCTCCTGTTTCGAAGAAGTTAGAACCTTTGAAGCCCATTAAAATAACGTTCTCTGTCATGTATGGGTTTTTGTAAACATCATATCTGTTAGAGATAGAACCGATATTAGTAACACCTGCTGCGAAAGATAAAGCATCTTTACCTGGGTTAGCAGAGAAACCATTCATTGATTCCAAAATTGTAGCAACGTTTGGAGATACAACCATAAAGTTTGCACCACCTCTCATTGTTAATTGGTGAATCTTGTTAGAAACTTTTTGTAATTTAATACCTAAAGTTTGGTACCAAGTGCTCTTTGTGTAAGCAGAAGCAGCTGCTGCAGTAGAATCAACTGAGAATCTTCCGTTTGTTGAATCATAATCGTATCCAACTCTAGCTGACCAATAGTCAGTAGTGAAAGCGTTTTGTTGTAACATCTCTAAGATTTCTAAGTCAATTTCTAAAGCGATATATTCAGACAACATTTGAGTTAACTCAGCTTCAGCGTCTACACTATGGTAAGCGTTCAAATCTTGAGCTAATTCAGGAGTCCAAATTGCTTTTAATTTTCTTGTCTTAGCGACGATAGGCTCAGATTTCAATTCTAATTCGATTTCTGGAATTGCTAAATCAGAACCTTTATCTTCAAAGTCACCTCTGTTAGCGGCACCTGGTTGAAGATGGTAAGTCAAAGTTTGAGTAACTAAATCAGTTGCAACTAAAGCAGCTGAAGAAGATACATAGAAAGAAGCAGAACCTAAAGTATCAATTGTAGTTAATTCTGGGAATGAAGTCACAGAAGTTGAACCAGATACTTTGAAAGCTCTTACACCTTGCCAATCAGCATCAGAAGGTAAACCTACTTTTACTTTTCTCCAACCATTTGGAGTTGCTGCGAAAGATGCAGATAAAGTCTCATTACCTAAGAAATCAGATGCAGAACCAGAAGTTACAGTTGCAGTAACTGCAGCAGTAGTATCGTTGATTGTGTATCCAAATCTTCCAGCACCATACAAACCACCTTCAGCAGCTTGTGTAGAACCCAATTTGTTTCCAGAAGGAGATTGAGAATCTTTACCGAAAGTACCACCATTACCAAATAAAGAAGAACCAGAAGCTGGTCTACCTAAAGTTGTGTTAGTACCATATTTGAAATCCATATAGAAAATAAGACCTGAAGGTAAGTTCATTGGTTGAACTGAAACGAATTCTTTAGCTGCGATAGAACCAAAGATTCTTCTTACTAAAGGTAACGCAACACCTGCCCACTCTTCAGAACCTGAAGATGTACCTGTTCTTGTAGCCTCATCTAATAATTGTTTTGCTTGGTTTTCTAACATTACTGCCATACCATGCTTAGTTGTTTCAGAACCTACTCCTTCAAGTAATCCTGTTTTTTCCCATTTGCTTTTCAAACCTCTAGTTTGTTCAAGCATTACGCTTTGAGGGTTAGCGCCAGTCATTAATTTTTTAATGTCCATTGTTTGTTTTTTTAATATTTTATTTAATAATACCTGCTAATTTCTTAAATCTGTCAGAGAAATCTGTGTTCTCAGCAATTACTTGCTTAGCTTGTGCCGGCTTAGTAGATTTTGTTACTTTACTAGCGATTCCTTCAGAAATAGATTTTTTAGTAGATTTGTTAGAAGAGTATTTGAAGTTTTCTGCTAATGTAGAATACACCAATTTAACTTCTCTAACTGAGTTTGTTCTATCCAAAGTTTCAATCACTTTAACTTTTTGTTCGTTAGTCATGTTGTGTGCTCTGAATAATTTGTTTGCGAATAATAACTTAGCGTTTAATAAGTTAACTTCGTTGATTGTTTTTTGTAAAGATTTAATTACTTTGTAAGCTTCGTTTAATTCAGCATCTTTTTCGTCTGCTTTATCATCTTCTGCGTCACCTTTCATATCACTTTCCATTTCACGTAAGATTTCTTCTAAGTCAACAACTTTTTCGTCATCTTCTTTGTCGTCTTCTTCCGCTTCGTTAGTTACAACAACTTTTGGTGTTTCACCTTTGTCAGTACCAGCTTCAGAACCGTCAGCTAAATTTTCATTTTTTGCTTCCTCTTCTTCTTCAGCCTCATACATACCTTCTTCAGTTTCTTCGTCACCATTGATTGATGCTTCTAATTCACGAATGATTGCTTCTAAGTCCATATCATCTTCTGATTCTTCATCGTCAGAACCCATGTCCATTGAATCGTCATCCATTTCAGAATCCATGTCCATATCCATTTCATCTTTTTGATTTTCATCATCAGAATCCATGCTATACATTTCTTCTTTTTCTTCAGAATCTTCACCTTCTAATTCTGCCAATCTAGCTTTCAATTCTGCAATTTCTGCATCTTTGTCATCTCCAGCCATTTGGTCATCACCATACGGATTTTCTTCTTCAGAAATGTCTGCTACTTTCTTATAGTCAGTACCAGCTTGTTCAGGTTTACCTGAGTCTTGTTTAACACCTACTGATAAGTCTGTGTGTGCATCTAATGTTGGTTGAGAGTTACCTGAACCAATTCCAGTAGATGTCAATTCTTCGTCAACTTTTTCAGCTTCTTTATCTTCAACTTCTGCTTCTGCTCTCATCTTTTGAGATAAGATAGATTGAAGTCTTGGAGTAAATGCCTCTTCAAG